TTAATCTTCACAACAGCAAGGATCGTCATCATCGTCATCATCATTGCAGCATAAAGCTTCCTGCGCGGAGATTGTTCCCAGGGTGTCACCAAGCTGTGAAAAAATGCAGCTTAGCAGTGCGATTTCCTCATCGGTCTTGTCTTTGGCAATACAACACGCCAAAGAGGATATGAACAAGACAAGTTCACAGGACTGCATAAAGACATCACCTCGGGATAGTATATGTAGCGAAACCCTGTGAGGAGAGAGAACATGCCTCAATCCATTAACTTATAAATATTAAATGGTTCAAAAAGAATCAGGTAATCGTCCTTTTGGAACCCTTTGCCGTACTTTGCCTGGTAGCAATGAATGGCTTCATATAAAAAATCTTCGGTTACATCTAAATATTCTGCAATCTCATAACCATTTCGGCATCCCGCATCCTTAGCCGCTACCAGTTTGTCTAAAGTAATCATCTTATTATAGGCCCAAAGTCTTGCAGTTCGTTCCTGCTTCTGATTGGAAACTTCAGACTGATCTGAAATATCTCCTACGGTGGTGTAATAATGTCCAAGTTCCTCTGCCAGGACGCAGGCCTTTTTGCAGTCCGGCATATTCTGCCGGATCAGGATTTTCTCCCCCATGATCCGGCCATCATTGGCCTTTAGCGGCCTTTCTTTAATCGTAATTCCAACTAATTCAGCTTCTTCAATCAATGCTTCATAATTCAAAATAAATCACCCCAGCGAGTTAATTTTATTCATCAAAAAATGCATCATCGTGTCTCTTCATGTCTTCGGTCACTTCTATGTCCGTTCTTTCATGAGAGGCCACGGGTAAAAGATAAGACTTGTCCTTAGGACTAATGGTTCTTATATTACTTGGCTCTTTGATGTATTCAGGTATGTGTACCATTTCCCTGACACGCTTTAACGCTTCTTTTTGACCCTTTTCATTCATGCGGTTGAAATTCTGTAACATCTCACCGGCATCGGTACCAAAACAGTTATTGACATAATCGAACGCAGAAGCAGTATCATTCTCCCAGCCCATTAAATAAGTGGGGGTGGTCTTTAATGCCTTTGCAATCGCTTCTATCTTTGACTGGGGAAGACCCCGGCCGTCGACCTCGATTTTATTAATGGAAGAGCGGGATTTGTAGCCTGCCTTTAACGCCAGTTCCTCCTGGGAAATGCCAAGCTCTTCGCGCCTCCGTTTAATGATCTGACCTATTTCCATAGGATCACCTCCATAATGATATTATACCACATTGTAGATAAAAGTTCAACAAATTTATGAAAGACTGTTGACAAAAGTGAAACATAGGAGTATGATAACGATGTAGACGAAATGACTACAATAAGGGAGGGCAGGTATGACGGATACGGTTCGGCTGAAAGAAGAAATCAAACGATCCGGTCTGAAAAAAGGGTGGATAGCAGCGGAGCTGGGGTTATCCAGCTATGGTTTTCATCGGAAGATGAACAATGAAAGCCAATTTAAGGCCGGAGAAATTAAAAGCTTGTGCCAGCTTCTTAAGATTACGTCGTTGAAAAAGAAAGAGGAAATTTTTTTTACTGATGATGTAGACAATAAGACTACATAAAGTTAAGAAGATGGAGAACAAAAGGCCTGAATAACAAGTGGCAGCATGGCAAAGGAGGGCATACGTGTATAACGAAATTTTGGATGCAGTTATGAAAAAGCTTGGTGACTTATTCCCAGAAACAAAAGTCTCAGCAGACCCCTTGGGGGAGGGGGAGATCGGTCCTTATTTTGAGGTAAGGATCACCCAGGCAGAAGAAAAGCCGGTCAATGGAAACCGCTATTTACGAAACATCAGCATTTCCATCATGTATTACCCCAAAGAGTCACAAGATGCTATCAGAGAAAGAAACAATGTGCTGGATGCATTAATGGACAACCTGGAATACATAACAACAACTGACGGTTCTTTAATCAGAGGAAGTATGAGAACAGCAAAAAATGAGGAAAGATACTTAAACTTCCTCACAGAGTATCAAATACATGTCTTAAAATCTGCCAAGGCAGAAGAATCCATGGAAGACATAGAACTAAATTGAAAGAGGTGCAGTTTTGGCAAAGAAAGAAGTAAAAGCAGCAAATCAGACAGCCAGCGAACGTTATACCAAAAAACAGCTGGTCTGCTCCGAACGGTATTGCAATCAAAGTGATCTTTTATGCGCTCTGCTGGAAGATGGGAAGCTATACTCCCTGTCAGAAGCAGATGAGATTATGAATCGATTTATGAAAGGAAGGGTGAAAGTATGTTAGGTGGAGGAAATTTTACAGTTCAAAATAAGGTGTTTCCAGGTGCGTATATCAATTTCGTAAACAGCGTTTCAGCCAGAGCATCTTTAGGAAACAGAGGAGTAGCAGCGATTCCCATGATTCTTTCCTGGGGACCGGAAAAACAGGTATTTGAGGTGACCTCAGAAGAATTCCAGAAGAATGCAAAGGAGATCTTTGGTTTTTCCTCAGAAGATGAAACCATGCTTCCAGTCAGAGAGCTTTTCAGAAATATGACAAAAGGTATCTTCTATCGATTAAATGGCGGTGCCTATGGCTCCAATGACTATGGTACAGCTAAATATTCCGGAGAACGGGGCAACAGTCTTATGACTGTCATTACTAAAAATGTAGATGACGGAAAGAAATTTGATGTGAAAACATTATTTGACGGCAGAGAGGTAGATTCCCAGACCGTATTAACCGCATCTGAATTAAAGGACAATTCCTATATCACCTTTAAAAAGGAAGCGTCTCTTGCCGAGACAGCCGGCAGTGCATTTGTTGGAGGCACCAATGGAAGCAATGTAACAGGGGAAGATTACGCAGCATTTCTTGAAACGATTGAAAGCACTTCCTTCCAGGTTCTTTGTTGCCCATCGACCGATGATAAAGTAAAAGCACTGTTTGCAGCATTTACAAAACGTCTGAGAGATGAAGCAGGTATTAAATTCCAGACTGTGTTACATCAGTATGCAAAGGCGGATCATGAAGGGATCATTTCCGTGGAAAATGAAACAGAGGAATCTGCCTCCGGGCTCGTCTACTGGGTAACAGGTGCAGAAGCTGCCTGTGAAATCAATAAAACCAATGAGAACAGAATCTATGACGGCGAGTACAGCGTAAAGGTTCCTTATACACAGACTCAGCTAGCAAATGGTATGAATGAAGGAAAATTCCTTTTCCACAGAGTCGGAACGGATATCAGAGTTCTCACTGATGTAAATACCCTGGTTACCTATACGGCAGAAAAAGGAGAGGATTTCTCCAATAACCAGACTATCAGAATTCTGGACCAGATTGGAAATGACATTGCTTCCTTATTTAATACCCGCTATCTTGGAAAAATCTCCAATGATGCAGCAGGCAGGGTAAGTCTTTGGAATGATATTGTTACATACGGAAAACAGTTGGCGGTCTTACGGGCCATTGAGGCTCTTGATTCAGAAGCGATTACCGTGGAAAAGGGAGAAGGCAGACGTTCCGTTGTTGTTAATTTCCCGGTTCAGCCGGTTAACTGTATGAGCATTTTATATATGACAGTCGTTGTATCTTAAGAAGGGGGTAATGGATTATGAGCAATATTACAATGAACGCATGGGACGCAATCAGCGCAGCGAAAGCAGAATGTTTTATCACAATTGAAAATGAGCGTTACAATTTTATGCAGGCATTAAAGCTGGAGGCAAAAATTGAAAAGGTAAAATCCGAAATCCCGATTTTAGGACGAGCCATGAAAGGAAACAAAACGGTTGGAATGAAGGGGACTGGTTCCGCTACCTTCCATTATAACACCAGCATTTTCCGTGATATTTTGTACAAGTATCAGCAGTCTGGCAAGGATGTCTATTTTGATATCCAGGTGACCAATGAAGATCCGACCTCCAGTGTAGGTAGACAGACCATTATTTTAAAGGATTGTAACTTAAATGGTGGCCTTTTAACTAAATTTGACGCTACCGGCGAATACCTGGAAGACGAGTTTGAGTTCACCTTCGAAAGCTGGGAAATGCCAGAACGTTTTGGAAAAATCGCAGGAATGCAGTAAAGATAAAAGGAGAGTAAAGTTATGGGAGATTTAAGTTGTTTTTTAAGTCAGAATGCAGTAAAGGCAGATCGTGAAAAATATGTAGCATCCAAACGTTTCCTGGGAGCGGATAAAAAGCCGGTAGAATGGGAAATCAAGGCCATTACCTCTAAGGAAGATGAGGATTTAAGAAAAGAATGTACAAAAAGAGTTCCAGTATCCGGCAAAAAAGGCCAGTACACTCAGGAAACGGACTTTAACTTATATCTTGGAAAGCTGGCGTCAGAATGTACCGTTTATCCAAATTTAAATGATAAAGCATTACAGGATTCTTACCACGTCATGGGCGCTGATGCGCTGTTAAAGGCTATGCTGACAGCCGGGGAGTACGCTGGCTATCTGGAGAAGATCCAGCAGGTCAACGGCTTTGACAGCACCATGGAAGAGCAGGTAGAAGAAGCAAAAAACTAATTGAAGGAGGCGATATGGAGGCCAATGTAGCCTACTATTGCCTTCATAAAATCCACAAATGGCCTCACGAGTTTTTGAGTCTTGACCGGTATGAACGTGCTTTTGTCATTGCAGCGGTGCAGTTAAAGCTTGAGCATGATAAGAAAGAAGCGGATAAGGCAAAGGCAGGTAAATACAGGTAGTAAGGAAGAACGTCTATGGGGACGTTCTTCCTATCATAATAGGAAAGGAGGAGATAGGTTTGGCTTCAGTGGAATATTCTCTTGCCATCTATGATGGAATGAGTACCACTTTAAGTGTAATAGATGATTCAATTAAGAAGACGACAACGTCTCTTATGAATTTTCAGAGATTAAATACCTTGGCCGTTAATGTTTCATCTTTTGAAAACATGGGAAGAAAACTTGATATTATAGATGGCGAGTATAGAGAAATAACGGATACAGTGGCTGGTGTTGAACAAAAACAGAATGATTTAAATAAAGCGACTGATGAAAATGAGAAAAAAATAAAAAAACTTAAAGAAGTCTGGAAAAGCTTTATGGGTGGACTGGATAAAATGGGAATTGATCATAATCCGCTGGATATTTTATCTCGGGCAGATAGTATAAATACTTCTGGTAATATCATACAGGCGCAAACGGGAATGAAGGGCCAGGATCTTGAACTTGCGAAAGAAAGCACCAAAAGTCTATTTGCTGATAATATGAGCAAAAGTCCTCAGGAGGCAGCACAAAGTCTGTCAGCTGTAAACCAGTTAACGGGGCTGACAGGTGATGGCTTGGAATCAGTTACCCGTGCAGGTCTGCTTTTACAAGACACCTTTGGCTATGGCCTGACAGACAGTATTAAGTCAGCAGGAACACTACAGCAGCAATTTGGACTTCAGGGAGCAGAAGCATTTGATTTAATCATACAGGCGACCCAGGCAGGGCTCAATAAAAATGGGGATTTACTGGAAACTATAAATGCCAGCAGTGACAAATTTAAGTCTCTTGGAATTGGTGGGCAGGAAATGTTTAATATGCTGGTGAACGGGGCACAAAACGGCAATGTTTCCATCAGTTCATTAGGCAATGCAGTCAACGAGTTTTCAAAGAAGGCTGTCAGCGGAGGAAAAGATGCATCTGAAGGGTTTGCTGCTCTGGGACTCGATGCAGGAAGGATGACAGATGCATTCGGCAGTGGAGGAGAAGCTGCCAAACAGGCATTTTTGGAAACGGTAAATGCTCTAAATACCATGGATGATCCGGTGAGTAAAAACATTGCTGGAACCAAATTATTTGGGGATTCATGGGGAGAATTAGGGCACCAAGGATTAGCTGCATTAACTGAACTAAATGGATCCGTCAGTTTATCATCTCAACACTTAGAAGAATTAAATCAGCTTAAGTTTGGCAATGCCAGCAGTGCGATAGCCTCACTTGCCAACACTATAAATACAGGCCTAGCTGGTCCAATGACTGGGGCAGTCACGTTTATAACAAATATAATCAATGACTTTACAACTGGTCTACAAGGAAAAGTGGATGAAATCAACGGAATATTTGGCATGTTGGGGCTTGGAATCGGGATTGTGGGAGGTTTTATTTCGGACAATTGGTCAATCATTGAACCGATAATACTTGGTATTATCGCTGCATTAACTGCGTTGCAAATCTGTGAATTGGCAGGAGCTGCTATTAAGTTTATTCTAATGACTGCAACAACAATGCTTACAGTAGCACAAACAGCCTTAAATGCAGCATTTTGGGCTTCACCAATCGGTCTCATTATAATTGCTGTAATAGCATTAGTTGCGGCTTTTTATTCAGCTGTAGCAATGGTTAATAAGTTTACAGGAACCTCTTTAAGCGCAACTGGATTAATCTGTGGTTTTTTTAGTGGATTGGCAGCTGTCATTCAAAATATTTTTAACTTCATTGGTGTGATTTTTTTCACTAGTGTAGCAGCATTTATTCAATTATTTTCAAAATTTGCAAATTTTTTAAGCAACGTATTCACTAAATCGGCTACGAAAGTGGTTAACATATTTTTTTCCATGGTTGATGGTATATTTGGGGCGCTTCAAAAGGTTGCGTCTGGAATAGATGCTGTTTTTGGATCTAATTTTGAAGCTACAATTACTGCAAAAAGAGAAAATTTCACCTCTTTGCAAAAAACAATAGAAAAAAGATTAGAAGACAAGAAAAATAAAAATGACAAGATTAGTGAGAAATTAGGAAATATAGATGCTAAACAAGTAATGGAAGAATTTAATTTTGATCCAAAATTTCAAAATGTTGAAGAGTCTGCAAAGCAGGGGTATGAGGGGGGAGCCAAAGATGGATTGTTGGGAGACAAATTTAAAGACATAAAGAATATATTTGGTGGTGAAAACAACCAGTTCAATCCCGACAATTATGGAGGCGACCGAGAAGAGGACAATCAGCCTGATACATCAGCGCTACTAAACAACTTAAACAACAACGCGACAGGCGGAGCTTCCGGATTCCAGGATATTTCAAAAAATACCGGTGACACCGCAATGAACACAGCAGCAATGTCAAACTCCCTGGATTCCATGGATGAGGAATTAAAATACATGAGAGATGTGGCAGAGCAGGAAGTGATCAACCGATTTACCCTTGCGGATCTAAAACTGGATATTAACAATAATAACACAATCCGAAGCGTTGCAGATGCAGATATGGTCTCCAACATGTTAAAAGATTCAACATCCGAAGCACTTTTTGCTTTTGCGGAAGGAGTGATTGGATAATGGCTTATGAGGTATACATAGATGATATGCGGCTCCCATTACCACCAGAGAAAATCCCTGTAAAATACAGTGGCCAGAACAAAACAGCCAACTTAATAAATGGGGAAGAAATTAACCTCTTAAAGCCCTCCGGACTGGCAGAAATCAGTATTGATGTGACCATTCCCCAAATGGATTATCCATCAGCCGTATGGGACGGGAGCATTGAAAATGCGGAAGATTTTCTTAGCAAGCTGGAAGCCTTAAAAAAGGGAAGAAAACCTTTTGAATTTACCGTTGTACGAGAAGACTTCGGTGGAGACAGCCTGTTTGATACAAGCCTTGATGTGACTCTGGAAGACTATAAGGTGTCAGATGATGTCAGCCAGGGGCTTGATCTTCTTGTATCCATTTCCATGAAAGAATACAGGCACTACGGAACCCGCATCATGAACTTTGTTCTGGTGGATAAGAAAGAAGCTGAGGCAGAACAAACAGAAGGCGAGCGTGAGGGAGAGGCACCCAAAGAAAAAAGCTATACCGTAGTAAAAGGCGATTGTCTTTGGTCCATTGCAAAGAAACAGCTTGGTAATGGCAGCAGATGGCCGGAAATTCATCAGCTGAACAAAGATAAAATAAAGAACCCGAATCTGATTTATCCAGGGCAGATTCTTACACTGCCATAGAAGGGAGGGGAACAGTGGAAGCTCATTTATATATTCAAAATGGCAAGACCGTTTATGAGCCGGTTGTCCAGGGAAGTATCACCTGGGAGACACAGCGCAGCGGTCAGCCGGGAAAATGTACGTTTACGCTGATCCCTGACAACATCCTGAACATTGAGGAGGGCAATGCCCTCCGACTGGATGTGGATGGGACTCCAGTCTTCTTTGGCTTTATATTTGAACGAAGCTGGAACAGTAACGGCCAGGTAAAGGTCACCGCCTATGATCAGCTGAGGTATTTAAAAAATAAGGACAGCTACAATTACGTTGATTTAACAGCTGGTGACTTGATTAAAATGATAGCTGGAGATTATAACCTGAATGTTGGAGAACTGGAAGATACCGGTGAGAAACTTACCAGAAATGAAAAAGATAAAACCTTATTTGACATCATTAAAAACAATCTCGATCTTACTATGATAAATAAGAAAAAGATATTTGTATTCTACGACGATGCAGGAAAGCTTGCATTAAAAGATGTAGAGAACATGAAGTTAAATGTGGTCATTGATAATAAAACCGCTCTTGACTATGACTATAAGATCAGCATTGACAGCAACACTTACAATCAGATCAAGCTCTACCGCGACGATAAGAATACGCAGAAACGAGAGGTTTTTCTCACAAAGAGTACGGAGAACATTAATAAATGGGGCATTTTGCAAAAAGATGAATCCATTGATGAAGGGACTGACGGCCAGTCCATTGCAGAGAATTATTTAAATTTATATAACCGTCCTTCCAGAAGTCTGTCTATCAAGGATGCCTTTGGAGATATCAGGGTACGCGCAGGCTGCATTCTTCCTGTTATCATGGATACCCATGACATTGAGCTTAAAAATTTTCTGCTGGTAGAAACAGTGACCCATAAGATTGATACGGGAACTCATACCATGGATCTAACGTTGAGAGGAGCTAATATTTATGGCTGATGTTGAGTGGATTGATAATATAAAAAGAATTGTAATTCAGGCGGTAGAAGCCGGAGATCCTTGCGATGTCATTCCCGGTACTGTAGTCAGTGAATCACCAGTTGAAATACGAATCAGTGAGAAGATCGTTTTATTCCCCTCCCAGATTCTAATCCCAGACCAATTAAAAGACCACAACAGGATAATGAATATTCCCGGGGTAGGAGAAGTTACGGTTTTAGTAAAAGGTGAAATAAAAACAGGGAAAAAGGTGCTTCTTCTTCAAAAACGGGGCGGACAGCAGTATGTAGTTATAGGCACTTGGTAAGAAAGGAGGAATTAGATGCTTCCCACGACAGGTGATATTTTACAGAAGAATCTAAAAATTGTACAGAAACCATCAAAAACATTTAAGCTGGATGTGGAAAATAAAAGAATTATCAATATGGTAGATGGCTTGGAAGCCGTGAAACAATCTGTATATTGTATTTTGAATACGGAGCGATTTGAATGGCTCATCTACAGCTGGAATTATGGTTCAGAATTAAAGGACCTATTTGGAAAGTCATCGGGGCTTGTTAAGGCTAAAATAAAAAAGAGAATACGGGAAGCCTTAATTCAAGATGACAGG